CTATTCGGGACTGGCTCGCCATTGGCGAGGATGTGTATCCTGATTCGGTGGTGACCCAGTGGGTTCGCATGACCGAGAAGATTCTCGGCAAAGAACTCCGCTGTAAGGAAATGGTCCAGATCGACACTGGAACCATCATCGACCAGCGGTACTTGTTGCCTTCTGATTGGCGTGAGTTGATTTTCGTTCGTATCGTCGGCGGCAAGGTGCTTCGCTACATCCCCAAGGACGATTTTTATAATTCGGACTACGCTTGTGACCAGAAGAGTGGATATACTATTTCGGGGAATTACATCATTGTTGGTGGCACTCCTGTTGATATAGTTAATTATCCTGATGGCATTAACTTAGAAATTACATATTACCAGAGCCTTCCGCCGCTCGAAGACATAATCACGTGGCCGCTCGAAGAATACCCTATGATGTTCACCATGAAAGTGTTGGCCGTAGCTTCCACGTATTCTTTGGAAGACGAGCGGAGCACAATGTGGAAGAACCAGAGCGATGAACTTATTAAAGACATCAACGACGAACACATGCTGAGCAAAGCTAGCGGTTCGAGACTTACTCGACGCCATCTAGGTCAAATGAGGAGCTTTGGTTAAATGCCCCTAACAGCTAATGGTGAAACCACCGTCCTCAATTCGCTGCTGGCGGCTAGGTTCGTTTCGCTTCACACCGGAGCGCCGGGCGATTCTGGAGCTAACGAAGTTGCGGGTGGCGCTTACGCGCGACAAGCAGCTACGTTCGCCAACACCGGCAACAACCCGACAGTGGCGTCGAATACCACTATCGTTCAATACCCAACGGCGACAGCTTCGTGGGGCACCATAACACATTTCGCGTTGTGGAGCGCCGCTTCGGGAGGACAATGCCTTGGGCATAATACAGTGACTACACCGAAAGCGATAGGAATAGATGACATCGCTCGGTGGGACGTAGGAAAGCTAACGGTAACGACTGACTGATGACTTCCAAGTACGGCAAACTTGCTTACGGCAATAATCTCTACAGTTGGCTTCCTGAAGTCGATTTCGAGGGAACGCTCGTACTTGCTGTGTCGTTTGCTGGGCAGATTGTTAGGCCACTTCCCTCTTTCGAGGGAAACATCACATTCCCGGTGTTAGGAACTGGCGGAGAAGTTGAGCCTCCGATCGGTCCGACTGCTCCTGATGATTGGCTGCTCACGTCCTTCGTGCCGGGAGCTAGTCGCAATGATTTCACGGGCGAGGTTGGCGTTCGTTATGGCATCGGCCCTGTCGATGTTCCAGTAAATTGGGTGGGGACCTATTGTAGCGCATCTAGTGGTACTCGTACAGTCAAAATAAACGAATGGTTTGCGGACGCTAATTTGCGAACAGTGACAGTCGATATGGCTGGCAAGCCGCTATATGAATGGGTGTGGACAGAGATTGCGCCGCTTACGCTTCTGGCCAATGGCTATTACGCGGTAATGCAAGAGGTGACTGCTTTCGATGGGCTTTTGTGGAGCAATGCCGATGTTAATGCCATAGCTATAGGGAGCAGTGAAACCTCTAATCTCTACAGCACTTATAGGGTTCCCGGTGGCGGGTTAAATGCCAATACACCAAATGCCATGTATGTCGGCTTGGACCTTGGCTGGAATTTTCCGGACGTGCCGACGATTCCGGTCACCAGTGGCCTCGCCGTGCAGCATGATGCTTCCCAGTTGGCGCTTGCCGATGGCGCGACCGTTACGGCGTGGCTTAATACTGGCACTGCTAATCAGGCTGCACTTGTCGGAACGCCGCTGCCCACTTTCAAGGCGGCGGTTACGCCGACCGGCTTGCCTGCTGTGCGGTTCACCGCCAATGGTGCCGGTCTTCGTGGTGACAACCGATCGCTCTACAGCGGAATGCCTATGAAGCATACGTGGTCGATGCTCTACGTTGCTCGCCGTTGGGGGCCGATAGGGGGTCGCTGCTTTACCGCGCCTTATCCCGAAGGCGAGAATGTGCTGATCGGCTACCACACATCAGGCTTCGACTGTTCACATCAGCCGGGTGGCTGGATCAAAGCGCCAACGGCGTTCGGCACGCCGCCCGATCCGTGGAAACTATATTCCCAGACCGATCAGGAGAGCGTCGGCGTCCACTTCTACATCAACGGCGTCGATCAAGCGGGGCTGTTGGCGATCTCCACCGCCCTGAACTATTACTACTGCCTCAACGGCTACCAGTTAGCCAACGGCGGCAACAATGCTGGGGCGGGCGAAGGCGGCGACTTCGATGTCTGCGAACTGCTGATCTACGACCGCTGCTTGTCGGACGCTGAACGCATTCAGGTCGAGGGTTATCTGCGCGACAAGTGGGGTCTAACCTTGTCGGCGGAATTGATGTTGTGGACCGACACCGCCTATCTTACCAGAATAGCTGGCCTTGATGGTAACGTCCCGTTCGCCACCACATGGGACGGAATACTCCGTGAAACCGGTATATTCGACGGCACGCTGTCGTTCGCTCCTACTCTTTCTGGATCGCTGGGCGAAACACGTACCTATATCGGGAATCTTCCGTTCACTGTCGCTTTCGCTGGCGTAATGAGCAGAAGCTACTCGCTGGTCGGCGCTATTTCGTTCACGATCGGGTTGGCTGGTATTCTGCGCATCAACGCTGGAATGATCGGCGATCTGTCGTTCGACATGACTATCCACGGCGAGCTGTTCCGCGCCGCCGAAAGACAGCTAGAAGCCAGCTTGCCTATTCAGATCGATATGGAAGGAACGCTGGGCGTATCGCAGCCGTTCGAGGGCGATCTTCCGTTCGAGATCAATTTTGACGGCGCTGCAATAGACATTTACATCGGACCGTTCTGGGACCCCGACGATCCCAAAGATGGATTCTGGATTCCTGATACGCCAGTTCCGGACGGTTGGGTTCCTATTTCGGCGAGTGGAAGCGATTGGACCCCCGATGTCCCAAAAACTCAGTTCTGGGTTCCTGATACACCGGTCAAGCCGGGTTGGAGTGAATAATGGCCGACACTACAACTCCTAAGTTTAGCTTCATCAAGCCGGAAGTTGGCGCTTCTGACGATACTTGGGGCAACAAACTAAATGGTAATTTTGACATAATTGATCAGTATCTTGGTGGAATGAATGCCTCCGACGCTCCTCCTTCTGCTCCGGTGGAGGGGCAGCTATGGTGGGATTCCAACAATGGCGTAATGTATATTTGGTACAAAGATGTAGATTCGTCGCAGTGGGTTCAAGTAAGTGGCGATGCGGCTGCTCTGGATCGCGTATTTTCGAGCGGCGCTGATCTTTATTTTGGCTTTAAGACTGGGCCTAATCGTTGGGTGTGGAATAATCAGGTCGACGGGCTTGGCACTGACGTAGCGACTATGGACGAATCGGGCGTGCTTACGCTTACTGCCATTGCAGCTACTACCATTACGGCTACTACCATTACGGCCGCTGGTAGTCCGGTAATGACCGCTGCCAGTCTGGTCGATACCAGCACCAACAGCGAACAGACGAATTGGCCAATCGGCACGACGCTGCTGTGCTGGAACAGCAGCAATTATACCCGCGCCACTTCCGTCAGTGCATACATCATTGCTAACAGCGGCGGCCAATGGAGCGGTCCGCACCCGGCTTCCGGCCATACTGTTGGAAATGTCCTGAGCGGAGGGTGGCGTCACCGTGGCGGAGGCCAGCTCTCCGCTGGCAATTTCTTCGTTCTGTTGCAGAGGGTTTCGTAATGACCGACACGATTACCGGTGCTGTTCAGTATCAGGACCACGTTCTGCTGACGTTACAGCCGGAAGAGGGGGAACCCTACGAATATGTTCTGCGCGCCGACGACCCTTACGGCGACGCTCCGGAATTGAGGGCAGAACTAGCCCGCATGGTCGAGGCTGGAGAGATCGTCGTCATGGACAAGTCAACCAAGCTGTCGAAGCTGGCAGTTGATTCGGAGGAGTCCAAATGAGCTTCAATTTTCCTTCTCCGGCGACTGAAGGGCAGGTGGTCACTTTCGTCGAGGGTCCGTCTTACCGATATTCTAACGGTGTTTGGAACCGATACTCTCAAGCGGTAGGACAAACCGCCGAGGCGCGCAACCGCATCGTCAACGGCGGAATGCAGGTCAGCCAGGAATGGGGCAACACGGCAGGGAATTCATCCGGCTTCTATGCGGCGGATCAATGGATGCTCGGTTTCGTATCATCCAGCGCCGTGGCGTCGGCGCGCAGACCTAGGACAGTAGGCGGTTTCGACTTTCTTGCAACGTGGACATCACCACTGGAAACAGCAGCGGCGGCGGGAGAATATGTGTACTCAACGCAGTCCATAGAGGGTACGCGCCTTGCGGATTTTGGATTGGGTACGGCTGGGTCGAAGGCATTTGTAATCAGCTTTGACGCCAAAATGACGGTCGCCGGAACCTATTGGGTGACGATCAGAAATTCGCCCGTCACTCACAGCTTTTTGGCGTCGTATGCGATAAGCGCGGGCGAAGTGGGAACGTGGGTTCGTAAGACAATAGTTGTCCCGGCAGGTGCGATAAGTGCCGGGACGTGGACGGTGGACAACACGGCGGGAATGATACTGGCATTCACCTTTCATTGCGGATCGACTTTTACAGGCGTTGCCGGGTTCCAAGCTGGTAATATTCTTGCTGGTCCGGGGCAGGCGCTGGGGTTGTCAGTCGCGGCATCGGATGCCGTGGCAATAGCCAATGTTGGTCTTTACTTAGACAAAAATTTTACTGGAGTTCCGCCGCCGTGGCAGATGCCCGACGAGGCCGAGGAACTGCGCGCGTGCCAGCGGTATTGGGAAAACAGCAGCCTCGTTTATCTGGATGCCGCGCTCAACGGAACGAGCGGGGTCAAAGGTCGCTCGGTCGAGTTCAAGGTCACGAAAAGGGCCGCTCCGACCATAGGCAGGGTCGATGTTGGTGGAGCGACGACGTTCGACACCACAAATGTGAACAGCTTCAGGATATTCAATTCGGTCGTGACCAACGTCACGGCTTCGTGGACCGCCAGCGCGAGGATGTGATGGAGTACGTCTCAGCAGAATGGGTCGTTTCGTTCGACGGCGCTCGCGTCATCAAGGCCCTCGGCGACGACGGCGTCACCTACTGGGTGCCGGAGGCCGACACCGACGTGCCGCCGTGGCCTGACTTCCTCGAAAAGCACGGCCTGAAGGCTATTAAAGCCGCACCAGAGGTTAAGAAGGGTAAGAAATGACGCCTATTGAATTTCCTCCCGGCGTTACTAATCTTGCGTCTAAAAACGCCAAGATAGTAAATTGGCGTGAGAGCAATTTAGTTCGGTGGGATAACGGAACCACTCTGCGTCCGGTGGGCGGATGGGAAAAACTAAATTTACCTCCGTTTACCGACCCAGTGCGCAAGATGCATCGTTGGGCGGACAACAATAGTCGTCAATATACTGCTTATTTGTGCGAACAGCATTGTTACGTTGAGATTGAAGGCGTACTGACAGATATTACCCCGGCTGGTGGAATGGGCGCGGTTCCCGCAACTTATGGGGGATACGGTGATTATAAGTA